TGAAATAGAAGGTATAGAACACGAAATGTGGTTGCCTGTTATGGACTCATCAAATAAAGCTATGAAGGACAAGCCATATACTTACAAAGTAAAAAAATATAACTATGAAACAAAAAGTTATACACAAATAGAAAAAACTGTTGAATCTGCAACAATGTTTGATATTAACAAAACAATAATGAGATGTTTAACAAAGAATTTAGCAATGTTTGGATTAGGATTATATATTTATGCAGGAGAAGATCTACCAGAGAATGTAGAAGAAACTACAACAGAACCTGTTAAAGAAGAAAAAAAGAAAGTTGTAAAAAAAGCAACAACAAAAAAAGAAGAAGTTAAAGTAATTTTAATACAAGAAAGTCAAAGAACTTTAATATTAGAAAAATTTACAGCAGATGAAATAAAAGCATATTTACAAGAAGTAAATAAACCTAAATTAAGCGAATTAACAATTCAAGAAGCAAGTTCATTACTTATTAGAAAGCAAGATGTTAAATAATGAGTGAATATGATTTATATATTGCAGATGTTATGTATGAAGAAAAAAAATTGGAGGAATTAGAAATGGAAAATGAAATTGTAAAAATAGAAAATAACGAAATAGTGGTATCACAAGATTTGATACAAAAAATAATTGAATTTAATAAAGCAAAAAAAGAAATGGAATATCAAGAAAAATTATTAAAAGAAGGACTAATGGAAGCTATGCAAGAAGTAGGAATGGAACATTTCTCAATAAATGGTTTATCAGCAACTATTAGAAAAGGTAGTATAAGAACGACTTTAGATACTACAAGATTAAAAACTGAATGTCCTGATATTTATGAAGCTTATTCTAAAACATCAGAAACTAAACCAAGTTTAGTCTTAACAGTTAATGATTGAGTTTTTAGAAGAACCACATTTGTATTTAAAAGATGGAATATTAGTTAAGTCCGTGACACAAATTCTCGAACTAATATTCCCTGATAAGTACAAAGATATTGATAAAAAAGTATTAAGTAATAAAGCAATATTTGGAAGTAAAGGGCATTCAATAATTGAAAATCTAGATGTTAGTGATTTACAAAAAGCACAACAAGATGTGCAAAAGATAGAAAACAAGGATTTACAAATATGTATTAAAGAATATTTAAGACTTGTAAAAAAATATGAAATAGTTCCAGAAGAACAAGAACAGATAGTTAGTTATAAATATTTGTATTGTGGAACTTTAGATATGATTGGAAAAGTACAAGGTTTAAATTGTTTGTTAGATATAAAGTTTACTGCTGAACTTGATAAAGAATATTTAAGTTGGCAATTAGGTATGTATCAATTAGCAAAAGGAATTCAATACGATAAATGCTATTGTATATGGTTACCTAAAAGAGAATTAGGTCAATTGGTAGAGATAATACCAAAAACTGGAAAAGAAATATTAGAAAAATTGGAGGAATTAAAAATATGGAACAAGTAAAAGAAGAATTTAATGTATGCACAGAGGTAAAAAGACAACAAGAAGTGATTGGTTATGCTGTAAATATAACAGAAAAAGTATTACAAGTTTTAAGGGGAACAACTTCTAAGGAAGATGCAGAATGTATGAAAGATGAATGTATATTCGACACTTTAAGAATAAATAGTGTAAATTTATCAACATTAGAAAAAAATTTGGATGAAATAGCTAGAAAGGTAATAGGGTAAAAGAAAATATGAATAAAGTAATTTTAGTAGGAAGATTAACTGCAAAGCCTGAATTAAGATATACACCATCAAATATAGCACATTCAAGGTTTACTATAGCAGTAAATAGAAATTATACAAATGAAGATGGAACAAGAACTGCAGATTTTATAAATGTATTATCTTGGAGAAAACAAGCAGAAACAATTTGTAAATATTTTGATAAAGGAAGCCAAATAGCAGTTGAAGGTAGATTACAAAGTGGTAGTTATGATGATAAAGAAGGCAATAAGAGATATACATTAGATGTTGCTTTAGATAATTTTGAATTTGTAGAATCAAAGAAACAAGAAGAATCTAAAGAAGAAGTAAAAGAAACGCAAAAAGAAGAAACAGACCCATTTGCTGAATTTGGGGAACAAATTTCTGTAGATGATAATTTCTTGGAGTAATTTATGAGCATTTATAGGGGAATTCCTAGAAAATTAAATTCAATTTTATATGACTTGCAACAAGATAAAGTTTATGAATTAAAAGAGTATAAAGAACAAAGAAATAAAAAGCAAAACTCTAAATATTGGAAATTAATTGGAGAATTATCTTTAGTAACAAAAATAGGAATAGAAGAAATACATTTTGATATGTTAAAAAACTATTCCCAAAGATATGAAATATTAGTTCCTAGTGATAAGGAAATAAGAGGAATTGATTATTTTGAGAAGAAATCAACAATAAGCAAAAATGGTAAGGAGTACACAGTATATCATGTGTTTACTCCTAGCCATGAGCTTAATGAAAGTGAATTTTCAATATTAATGAAAGGACTTATAGAAGAGTGTAAACAAGTAGGAATAGATACTCGTAGTCCTGAAGAAATACAAAGAGAAGAGATGTTATATGCGAATATCTAATGAAACTTATAAAAAATTAGTAGGTAATTCTATAGATGTTAAACAAAACAAATATAAAAATAAATCTGTGGAATATCACGGAATTAAGTTTGATAGTAAAAAGGAGATGGCATATTACATAAAACTCGAATTACTTGAACAAAAAGGAATAATAAAAGATTTAGAATTACAAAAATCATTTGAATTGCAACCATTATTTAAACTTAATGGAAAAACATATAAAAAAATCACATATAGAGCAGATTTTAGCTATGTTTCAGTACAAGATAATAAAATACACATAGTTGATACCAAAGGCTTTAGAACAGAAGTATACAAGTTAAAAAAGAAGATGTTTGCATATAAGTATGGGATAGAAATTGAAGAAATATAAGGAAGGGGAAAATATGAGAGATGAAAAAATAGTTGAATTAGTAAAACAAGGAATAGAAATATTAGATAAGATAGATGAAATGATTAAAACTCAATCTGTAGAATTACAAAAGATAGACTATGAATTAAGTGATTTGTATCATTTAATTGAAAATAATGAGTTGAGCGATGAAGCAAGTGTAAATATAATAAAAAGAATTCATGATTTAAGAAAAGAAAGAAGAGCTCTTAATAATGAGTATGAAATAGAAAGTACTTATCAAACACATAAATCAAAATTAGCAGGAAATGGAACAAGACAATTTTTAGCAACAGAAATACTTAAAACTGTTAAGCAATTAGGTAAAAAATATACAAATAGAGTTCTTACAGATGAAGATATAAAAAGTTTAATAGAACCTGTAAAAAGAAAGCCAGGAAGACCTAAAAAGGTGACAGAATGATAGAAAATTATAAAGAACTGTTATTTGCAATATTTAATGTTTATCAGGATAACGAAGAAGGCAGAGAGTTTCCTATTATTGTTTATGATGTAACAAATAATGATATACCGGTGGCAATATTTAAAAATGCAATTACTTGTGCAAAATTCTTTAAAACATCACAAAAAAATATTCAATGTGATGTTTGTAGAAAGACTTTAAAAGGTGGAAGGTATAGACTAGAAAGAGTAACGATAGAATGAAAGAATTTATAATTGAAAAATTAACAGAGTTGCTTATTAAACAAGATATAGAAGATAAACAAAAAGGTAAAGAAACTTATGTTAAGAAAACAAGATGTTATAAAGATCTTATTAAGCTAGTAAAAGAGGTATGTTAATGAAGAAAACAAAAATAGAATTATATAATGACCATTTTCAAAATTATAAAGTATATGGGATACCTAAAGCACAATTAGTAATAGCAGATATACCTTATAATTTAGGTAATAACGCATATGCAAGTAATCCAATGTGGTATATCGATGGTGATAATAAGAATGGAGAAAGTAAACTTGCAGGAAAATCATTTTTTGATACAGATAATAATTTTAAAATAGCAGAATTTATGCACTTTTGTAATCACATGTTAATAAAAGAACCTAAAGACAAAGGAAAAGCTCCAGCAATGATTGTATTCTGCGCTTTTGAACAAATGCAAACAGTAATTGAATATGGCAAAAAATATGGATTTATGAAAGCATACCCATTAATATTTATAAAAAATTACTCAAGCCAAGTATTAAAAGCAAATATGAAAATAGTAGGAGCTACTGAATATGCAGTTGTACTTTATAGGGACAAGCTACCTAAATTCAACAATAACGGCAAAATGGTGTTTAATTGGTTTGAATGGAAAAGAGATAGTTTCAAAGAATATCCAAAAATTCATCCAACACAAAAACCAATATCAGTATTAAAAAGATTGATAGAAATATTTACTGATGAAGGAGATGTTGTTATAGATCCTGTAGCTGGTAGTTGTTCTACATTAAGAGCTTGTGCAGAAATGAATAGAAGTTGTTATGGATTCGAAATAAAAAAAGATTTTTGTAAGTTAGCAAAAGAAAAAATGTTATCGAATATTAAAATCCAATCTACTATTGAAGATTTTATAAATTAAAGGAATAACTATGGAAGAAAAACTTAATAAAATAAAAAAATATATTGAAGATACATATGGCATATTAGCAGAAGAATCACCTAATTTTTTACATAAATATAACTTGTTAATAAAAAGTAAAAAATATGACATAAACATATCTATTTGTAAAACTCAAGAAAGTCATTATTTATATGGAAAATATGAATTTGTTTTATTTTTTGGATATGAAGCTAATAAAAAATATAGTAATGAGCTAAATTGTCATGGTGGTGGTTATAGTGAAGGCTATGATGAAAATGATTACTATAACATAAAAAAGTTTTTAAATCATTGGCTAGAAGAAAAGAAAGAAAAACAATTATCAATATTTGATTATGTATAGGAGTGTGATATTAGATGTCAATTAAACAAATAAGTTTATTATTAATTATTTTAGTACTATTTTGTAATTTTACTTTTAAGACAGGATATGAAGTTGGTATTGAAAAACAAGAAAAAGTAAATATTCAATTAAAAGAAGAATATAACGAAATAAAAACTAACTATGATATGTTGGAAACACAGTATAAAAGAGATTTAGAAAGTTGTTATATTCAACTAGAAAGATACGAAAGAGGTAGTAACAGTGAATAATTTAAAACCTAATATGTATATAAGAACAAAAGAAGGAAAGATAGATAAAATAGTAGAAATAAATACAGAGGATTTCGAAGAACCTACAGTAAGATTAGCTAGTTATCCTATAGGAATGTATCAAGGAATGTTTGAATATAAAAATGCAAATTACAATTTATTAGAATTAATAGAGCCAGGAGATGTCCTAGAAATCGACAATGAAAAATATGAAGTAATTTATGATGAAAGTTTTGAGAAGTTAGGCATCTTAATACCTAGTAGAAAAGAATTATCAATAAGACATAGTGCTTTAGAATATGTGTTTAAAAAATATAAAGTATCAATAGTAACAAAAGAACAATTTAAAAGTATAAGTTATGAGGTATATTAAATGAAATGTTTAAATAAATCAATGAAAAATAAAAATGATGAAAGATTTACACCGCTAATTTTAGTAAAGCCAATATTGAAATATTTAAAACCTAATTCAACTATTTGGTGTCCATTTGATACAAATAATAGTGAGTTTGTTATTTTATTAGAAGAAGCGGGACATAAGGTTATTTACAGTCATATAGATTTAGGACAAGACTTTTTTGAGTATGAACCTAATGAAAAATACGATTACATAATATCTAATCCACCTTTTAGCAGAAAATTAGAAGTATTAGAAAGGTTATATAAATTAAATAAACCCTTTGCAATGCTTATGAATATAGAATGCCTTAATTATCAAGTAGTAGGAGAGTTCTTTTTAAATAAATATTTGCAACTACTTATAGTCGATAAAAAAGTAAGTTTTGATGGAAATACAGCAAGTTTTAATACAAGCTATTTTTGTAGAGAGATGTTACCAACACAAATTATATTTGAACATTTAGAACATAATAATACAGGAGTTAATTTTATAAAATCGAGAATGAATAAAGATTTAGAGGTGAGTAAATGACAGTAAAAGAATTAAAAAACTTTTTAAAGAAATGTGATGATGAAAATACTGTAAAGATAAAAGTAAGATATTTTTCAGAAAAAGCAGAAGATTTTATTGATGAAACAATAGAAGAACCCGAAGAAGCAACATACCAAATATTTTTAGAAAATCAAGATAATGATACTTTTATGTTAAGTATAACACTATATAAAGATTAGGTAAGTAGGTGAGTAAATAATGTTAAAGATAAAAAAGAATGTAGATATGGAAGAGTTAAAGAATAAATATAACTTGTATGAAGAGTTTTATGAATATGATTATGATTACTCAAATGATGGAGATATTATTTTAGAAAAGGAAGATAGTGGAGTTTTTATAGATAAAATCAGAAGAGAAATATTTGGAGTAGATAATAGTAAATTAGATTTATTATATGACTTAATAAAAGATGGATTAGTAGAAAAGGTGAAAGAATGAGTGCAAAAGAGATGTTTGAAGAATTAGGTTTTGAATGTAATAGTAATGAATTTACTATAAGATATTATAAAGAATTTAGAGATTATGATGATGAAAGTTATACTTTAGATATTGATTTTAGATTAATTGAACAAAAATTATTTTCTGATTTTACAATAGATATGCGTTTACTAAAAGCAATAAACCAACAATGTAAGGAATTAGGGTGGATTAATGAATAAAGATAAAATAATAAAAGACTTAAAAGAAAGAAATGAAAAACTATCTAATCAATACAGATTAAGAGATATAAGATGTGTGCATTTAGAAAACGAAAATGCAGATTTACAAGAAAAATTAGCAGTAGTAAATGAAATGAATGTAGCGAATTACAATAAATATTGTGAAGAATTAAAAGAAAACAAAAGATTAAAAGAAGAATATATGTTTTTGCAAAATGCTAGTGATGAATATGAAGAAAAATTATTAAATCGAGAAGCTGAATTATTAGACCGAATATATAAAGCACAAATATTTATACAACAAAACATAAGAGATATTGATTATGATACAGAAGAATATGATTATTTGATGAAGATATTAGGTGGAGATGTAGATGATGAATAAGGAAGAAATTAACTATCAGAAAGAACTAGAAAAAGCAAGATTTAATTCTAAAAATGCTTATGATTTAGCAATTGGTTGTTTAAATAGAATGTGTGTTACTGCTAGTGAAGAAGAAATAAATAGAATGGTGTGTGGATTAGTTCACGATATTGAAATTATATCAAGAGAGAATAGAAAAAGAATAAGAATTAAAGAAATATTAGGAGGTAAAGAATGAAGATAATAGTATGTGGAGATTGTATATCAAAAATTATAAAAGAACTTGAATGTAAAATGGTATCAAATGAAGAAATAATAGAAGAAGTAGAAGCTAAAGAATATGAGGATATAGAAAAATTAGAGTGTTGTATGAATTACGAATACAAAAACAATATTGATAATGTAGAAAAAGATATAAAAACATTAGTAAGAAAAATAGATGCTTTAATAAGAAATCAAAAATATATATTAGAACAATTAAATAGGGAGAGTAAATGAAAGAAGATTTAAAAAAAATAATAGAACATTATGGTATTCAAAAGCAAATGTTTGTGTGGATAGAAGAAATGAGCGAATTAACAAAAGTGATTTGTAAATGGGCTAGAAAGTATGAAGAACTTGAAGGAGATTTGACACCACAACTAAAAGAAAATTTTCTAGATGAAATAACAGATGTAACAGTTAGTTTAGATCAAATAAAATGTGCTATTAATTTGTTAGAAGAAGATTTAAAAAACAAATATGAATGGAAAGTAAAAAGACAATTAGGAAGAATTAAAGAAGAGGTGGAAAAATGATAAGCTATTATGATTTGTTAGGCTTAATAAAAAATGGTAATGCACCAGAATATATAAGAGTTAAAATATGTAGTTATAGTTGTGATTATAAAATTGAATATGATGGTGATGAATTTAATTATTATACAATTGTAGATAATTATAAAATAGATGATAATTATAAAAGTTATTTACATGAATGCTATTTAGAAAGTGATATGTTTAGTAAAACTATAGAAATATTAAAAATAATAGAAGATAAAAATCTAATTGAAAAATTGCCTAGAAAACATTTTCACAATAAACAAAGAAAATTAGCGGATAAAATAAACGAGATTATAGATATATTAAATAGATAGAACTAAATTATTCAGGGGGGAAGAATATTTAGGAGGTATAAATGTTAAAAGAATTAAAAAATGATTTAACAGACAAGAAAATACTAGAGGAACAATTATATTCAAAGGAAACAAGAAAAAAATATATAATAGAGAAAAGGTTGGGGCTCAAAGCTACTTCTTTATCAGAATGTAAACTGTTATTATCAGGGAAACAAGATAAGTATGCGGAAACATTTGCAAAAATAGAGAAGTTAGAAAAAGATATAGATAATATTAAAGGGGAATTAAAGATCATAGCAGATTCTTTAGATAAGATAACAAAGATAATGGAAAATTCAAATATAAGAGTATTAGATGTATTTAGATGCAGATATATGATAGGATTAACTCAAGTAGAAACAGCAGAAAGACTACACTTTAGTATTGATAGAATTAAACAATTAGATAAGATAATAAAAGAAAAATTAGAAAAAAAGTAAAGATTACACCTTTATTACACCTTATGTATGCTAAAATGTGTATAATTGGGAAAGCTATTAAGAGATAGAGTTCCTGATAAGCTAAAACCCCCTTTTTTAGACTTTATAACTATATAACATTAGCTTTAATGCTAGTGTACTGGTATTTATGAAATGTATAGTTAGTTTCGGTCATTGCGACACTATATTTCTATTAGGACTAGCTATTATAGGAAACAGAATAATAAATATTAGTACAGTACCATTAAGGTGCTTTAGTGTAAATCCTTTTTTATAGTACTGATTTAATTATCAGTACATTGGGTAATATAAAGTAATCAACCTAGTTATATGACTATTAATTTATGAAATGTTATTTAAGTTCTAGATAATAGTAATAGAGTAGTAATTAGTATGTGGGAGGCTTATGAAACCTTAAAATATATAACTTATATTATCTAATGTAGTGCTAATTAAGTTTAGTACAATACATCTCTACCAAGAGTAGATGATGTCCTAACTATGATATAGAAGATTTCATTAAACCGATGCTCTTGCTAGTCTGTTTAGGGTGCAAGACTATATCATAAGTTGAAATGAAATGCCCTAGAAATAGGGGAGTAACTTATATGCAGTATTTGTTATTCGTAAAAGAACTATGCTAGTGCAGGTAGTTCTTTTTATTTTATGGTGATAATAATGAGCAAGATAAAAGATAAAGAGGAAAAGATAGATATAAATTGTATGTTACATAAATGTAAGAGATGCCCTAAACAAAGAGAGTGTGAAGAAAAAGCAAATAAAAAGAAGAGGTGATCATATGAATTTAGATAAAGCAATAAAGATAAAACTATTAACATTAAGTTCTAAATACGATATATCACTTATAGAAATACAAAAGCCTAAAGAAAACAGAATTAGCAGAGTATTTAACTTTAATTATAAATTAATAGATGCTCCAAAGACAGATAATATATGTAAAACATTCTACAACAAAAAAGATTTAGTGAGTTGGTTAATATGCCTAGAGTAAAATTAACTGATAAGCAAAAACAAAAAATAATAGCTGATTATATACAAAATACTAATTACTGTGAAACAGCTAGAATGAATGGTATTAGTGAAGCTACGGTAAGAAGTATTGTTAAGAACAATAAAAACGAGAATACTACGAAAAAACTCGTACAAAAACAAGAAGAAAATACCAAAGATATTCTAGAATATATGGATTCTATTGTCGACAAACAAAAGAACATAATTGATTTATCATTAAGTGCAATAGAAAAAAAATTAAATAATCCAGATATGTTTACAAGTGTTAAGGATATAGCAACTGTATATGGTGTAATATTTGATAAGGCATTAAAGTATAAAGAAATGAAGATAAGACAACAGGAAATACAAAAAGTTAAAAATGATATAGAAGATTTAACACCATTAGCAGAACTATTAGGATTTAAAAAGGAAGATAAATAATGCAAAGTATTAAGTGGTTGCCATTTAGTCAAAAACATATAGATTATATATTAGCCAGTAAAGATAATAAAGCAAATGTAGCAGAAGGAGCAGTTAGAGCAGGTAAAACTATAGATAACTGTATAATGTTTGCTTTAAATCTAGAATATACAGAGGACAAGATACATTTAGCAAGTGGATCTACACTAGCAAATGCTAAATTAAATATAGGAGAATGTAATGGATTTGGACTAGAACATCAATTTAAAGGAAGATGTAGATGGGGAAAGTTCAAAGAAAATGAAGCTCTATTTATTCAAACAAAAACAGGAGAAAAAGTAGTAATATTTGTAGGTGGAGGAAAAGCAGACAGTTATAAAAAGATATTAGGTAACTCTTATGGATTATGGATAGCAACAGAAATAAACGAACATTATGACTGTGATAATTCTAAAGAGTCATTTATCAAAGTTGCATTTGCTCGACAATTAGCAAGTAGGAATCCAAAATGGTTTTGGGATTTGAACCCAGGTAATCCATTAGATACAATATATAAAGATTATTTAGATGTATGGGAAAAGAATGGACTATTAGGAGGTTATAATTATAAACATTTTACTATATATGATAATAATGCAATAACAGAACAAAGAAAGCAAGAGATAATAAGTCAATATGATGAATCGAGTATATGGTATCAAAGGGACATATTAGGTAGAAGAGTTGTAGCAGAAGGACTTATATATCAAGAATTTAAAGATTATCATATTATTAAAATGAAAGACTGGAATGAAGTTGATGAAAAAGGTAATTATACAAACGAATTAAGAAGATCATTGAAGTTTATAACAGTAGGAGTGGACTTTGGTGGTAATATATCAGCACATAGTTTCAATGCTACAGGATATACACACAATTTTAGAAAATTTGGAACAATAAAACATAAAAGAATACCAAAAAGAATAGATGACAAAGAACTAACAGAACAATTTGTTAGTTTTATTTTGGAATTAAAAGAAGAATATCCAACAGTAAATATAGTTGATATTAGATGTGATAGTGCAGAGCAAACACTAATAGCGGGATTCCAAAGAGCATTAAGAGAAAGAAATATAGGTATTCCTATAAATAACGCAATAAAAGGAAAAATACTAGATAGAATTAGATTTTATTGCAAGATGTTTAGTACGAATAAATATTTCATATTAGAAAGTTGTAACGATTTAATAATGGCATATAAAACAGCTATATGGGAAAAGGATAAAAATGATGTAAGGTTAGATGATGGTAAGCAAGATGTCGATAGTTTGGATGCTCAAGAATATTCAACAGAACCTTATATGAATGTATTAGTACAAGTTAATTAAGAGGTGATATAGTGGAAGCAATAGTAAAGACAGTATTAAGTGAATTAGGATATGATCCAAGTGTAATAGATACTAAACAAGAAAAAAGAGTAAATAATTGGTTAAAATGGTTAGGTGGAAAAACAAAATATCACGATTATTTTATATACAATGGAACTCAAAAAGTAAAAAAGACATATAAAAGTTTAAACATATTAAGTCAGGCTTGTGGAGATTTATCCGATTTCTTTTTTAATGAAAAGTTAGAAATAACAATAGATAATGAAAAAGTACAAGAACAGATAAATGAATGTTTAAAACAAAATGGATTTTTAGATAATTCAAATAAATTAATGCAATTAGTAAAAGCATTAGGAACAGGTGCATATGTACCTTATTTAGATGATGGTGTATTAAAAATAAATTATATTAATGCAACAGGAATTGTGATATTAAGTGCAAATAATAGTGAAATACAAGATATATTATTCTGGAGTACAAAGAAAGTAAAAGAAGGCACAGAATGTTATATTAATGTGCATATCCTAGAAAAAGAAGGATATGTAATACATAATAAAAAATATTTAAAGAAAACAGATAGTAATGAATATATAAAACAAGAAATAAAACCAGAAATAGAAAAGATTGAGACAAAATCTTTTATACCTAAATTTGCACCAATAACAACAGCAGAAGTAAATAATATAGACATTAATAGTCCATATGGTATAAGTTGTTATGCAAATGCTTTAGATATAGTATTATCATTAGATAGAGCATATGATAGCTTTGATAATGAAATAGCATTAGGTAAAAAAAGAGTTTATGTACCAAGTAATTCAGTTCAATTCAATATAAGTCAAAATGGAGAAACAATACCTGCATTTGATGAAAATGATATTGCATTTTATCAATATCCTGGTAAAGAAAATGATAAATTAACAGAATCTAGTTTCGATTTAAGAATTGAACCAATAACATCAGCAGTACAAGGACAATTAAACTTACTTACTTCTAAAATGGGATTAGGACATAACTATTATAAGTTTAAAGATGGACAAGCATATGTTAATACAGATAATGTATTAAGCTCTAATAGTGATGTTTATAGAAAAATAAAAAAGCAAGAAAATATATTAACAAGAGCAATCACTCAATTGATATATGGAATTGCTGAATTAATAGATATTAAAGAAAAGTTTGAAGTATCTGTATTCTATGATGATACCATTATTGAAGATATGGAAAAAACAAGACTTCAAGCACAAGCAGAATACAATAATAAGTTAATAAGTAAAGCGCAATATTATAGAGATGTGTACAAATTAGATGAACAAACAGCATTGGATTTTGCTAAAAAAATGAATGAAGAAATAAAGGAACAAGAAATTGTTGATGGAAGTGAATTTAATATAACTGAATAGGGTGATAACCTATGGCAAGATTAGAACAAAAAATAGAAAAAGCAATTAAACCATTATTAACTATGTATGAAAAAATAGAAAACGACTTATTAATAAAAATAGCAAGTCATTTTTCATATAATGGAGAGTTTTTAAATAGTGATCATTGGAGAATAAAAAAACTTGATGAAATGGGATTATTTAATCGTGATATAGTGGATTATATATCAAGAAATGCTCAAGCACCAAGTGAAGAAATATTAAAAGCGCTTGAACAAATAGGAATAGATACAATGAATTTAGATAATCTTAATAGATTATTTGAAGATGAGGTATTAAAGATAGATCCAAATACATTGATTAATAATTATGTTATAAAAAATATAATTAATACAGCATACAACGATTTAAATAATACTTTTATTGAAATGTCTAGCAAAATACAAAATGCTACAAGAGAAGCATATTTAAATGTAGTAGAAGAGTCATATTTGAAAACAAGTATGGGAACACATTCATATCAAGAAGCGATAAGAAGTTCAATTGATAGATTAAGTAATAAAGGTTTAACTACCTTAAAATATACTACTACAGATGAAAATGGTAGCATAGTAGGAATAAGAAATTATGATATAACAAGTACAGTTAGAAGAGAGGTATTAACTGCATCAAGACAATTATCTAATAATATAAATATGGAAATGGCAAACGAATTAAATTGTGAATATTTATATTTATCAGAACATGTTAGATGTAGACCTGACCATTTTGACTGGCAAGGCACAATAATTAAGAGAGAAGATTTAGTATCTGTCACTGATTATGGTAGTATAACAGGACTAGCTGGAATAAATTGTGCTCATTACTTTGAACCATATTTTGGAGATGCTCGTGGAAATGATTTAAAGATTATTTCTAAAGAGAAAGCAACAAAAGAGTATAATTTATCACAAAAGCAAAGATATCTTGAAAAAGGTGTGCGAAATTGGAAAAGAAAAGCCAATATGTTTAAGGCTTGCGAAGATAAAGAGTCGTATAAAAAAAGTATAAGAAAAGTAAATGAGTGGCAAACTAGATTAAAAGGATTTACAGAAGCAAACGATTTAAGAAGAGATTACACAAGAGAGTATGTAGGTGGATATAAAGAGGTTAGAGTTAATTTAACTCCATCTAAAGTAGTTGTAGAAACATTAGATAAAGCAAATATTAAAGCTGATAATTCATTAAGTAAAATTGATAGTGTATTATTAAGAAGTAATGCTAATCAATTATGCAAATTAACAGAAAAATATAATATGCAAGAGTTTTATAAAGAAATGGATGCAACATATTATTGTACAAATAAAGAATCCATAGCATCTGTTTCATATCGAAAAGATATGACATCATTAACTATAAATTCTTCTTATGATTATTTTAAAGACAAAGAATATCTTATAAATCTAACAAAAGAAAGTGTAGAAGAAAAATGGTTTATGCCTTGTGATGAAAAACATTATAATATATATGCAATGACACATGAGTTTGGACATACTCTAGAAATGCAATTATATAAAAAGTACAACCCAACAGGAAATAATATGGGATATTTATCCTTTAGTAATAAAGTAAAAAGTGATATAATTAATATAGCTAAAGCAAATAATAGTAATTTTGATTACTTCGAAAATATAAGTAAATATGGAGATGTAAATCCAAAAGAGTTTTTTGCTGAAACATTTGCTAATTTAGAATGTGGGAAACCAAATGAATTAGGAAAAGCAATGAAAGAATATTTAATAAAAGAAGGTGTGTTAAAATGAGTGAAGAATTAAGAAAACTATATTTAGAAATTAAAGATTATTTGATAGAAGATAAAAAAAAGTTCGAATATGTGTTAAAAGATGATGCACCAAAAGAAATAGTAGAAAAATTTAAAAAATATAAATCACTTAATGATGATTTAAATATAGAAGATAGCGAGTAGAAATACTTGCTTTTATTATGCCTTAATAGTTTAGTAGGTGCAAATCCTACAAAGGCACCAAAGAACATATTTTTATGTTCTTTTATTATGTCTTTTACTTGATTAGACATAAAGAAATCAAGGTGTGGGAATTACTTTGTTACCCAATGAAAAAATGGAGGAGAGTTATGGAAAATAACAAACAAGAACCAGTTACACAAACTGAAGAAAAAAATGTGGAAGTTGATACTCAAACAACTGGAAAAAGTGAGCCAAAGACTTTTACACAGGAAGAAGTCAATGCAATGATTTTAAAAGCAGAAAGTAAACTAACTAAAAAATATGAGGGAGTAGACTTAAAGGCTTATAAAGAGTGGGAAGAGTCAAAAAAAACTGAAGCTGAAAAGCAACAGGAAATTATAAAAGAAAATGAAACTTTAAAAATGCAATTAAGAGAAGCAGAAAACAAGACAGTAGTTGCAAATGCTGGAGTTGATTCTAAATTTCAAAGATTTGTTATTAGTGAAGTTTCTAACCAAGAAGGAGATTTTGAAGATAATTTAAAAACTTATTTAAAAGATAATCCTCAATTTCTTTTTCAAAAGGAAGAGAAGAAAACTACAACAACAGGGTTTTCTCAAACAAATACTAACGAAAGTGTTAGTGAAGAAAAAGCATATCTAGATAAGAAATATGCTAACAATCCATATTATAAAAAATAAAAAAAGAGAGGAAAGATAAAATATGAAATATAATAACGATTTTGTAGATGAACAATATTCATCAATATTAGAACCAAACTTATTTGCTGATACAGTTATAATTCCAGGGATCACATATGATGATAACTTTGAAGGAGATGTAAAAGCTGGTTTAGTTCATTTCTATAAAGAAAATAAAACTGATAGAAAGGCTCCAGGTGCACCTGCAGGAGATTTTGAAGATGAAGCTACAGGTAACACATTAATCGATGTTAGATTAAATAATGCTTATAGAAAATCTAAAAAGATTTATCAAGTTACTGCAAATTCATGTTCTTATAATAAGGCAGAAGCAAACTTATCATTAGCAGTACAAGAAAACAGAGATGATAAACAAGCATCTGCATTAGCATGTTTAGTTAACGAAGGTACTGTAGCTACTGTTACAGGAACTACTGTAACAGACAAAGCAGTAGATGCTCGTAAACAACTTCGTAAAAAACATGCAAAACCTGATATTGTATTTGCTTCAGTTGATGCATTCGCTGAAATGTTAAAAGAAGCTGGTAGTAAATACACACCATCAACTAATGATAGAATTATCACAACTGGACAAGTTGGACATTATTTAGGTATGACTTGGTTTGAAGTTGATGGATTTGAAGGAACTGCTAAATATTTTGGTTTTGATAGTGATGAGACAGCTAAAGAAGTTAATTTAGATGATGTAGATTTAGTTGTTTATGATCATACAACTTTAAAAATTGCTGATAACTTAAATATGATGAGATTAAAAGACTCTGAAAGATTCACTGGTGTTTTAGCACAAAATGAAATCAATTCAGGATTTAGAGTATCTAATTCAGATAAAGTTGCAGTAATCAAAAAAACTGCTTAATTAAATTAAAATAAGGAGGGATATAGATGAGTAATTATATAGACTATAATTATTATTCAAATACCTTTAAAGGGACTTTAATCCCTCAAAAAGAATTTGAAAAGTATGCTATAAAAGCAAGTAATGAAGTAAGAATTAGAATAATGAATAAACCAATAACAGGTTTTGAAACTCAAGTTCAAAATGTTACTTGCTTTATAGCAGACATTCTTTATAATCAATATCTAAAAAAACAAACATTAGAAAATTTAATGAATGGTACTATACAAATGGTTGCAAATGAAAAGGTTGGAGATTATAGCAAAAGCTATTCAAATATAACTGCTAGTGAGTTATCAAAAGAAATAAAAAATACAACTAAATTAATTGATGAAGAGGTACAATCAGCACTATTATTTACTGGTTTATTATATTTAGGAGTTGTAGATGTTCGATAAAGATATAACTATTGTAAATAAATGGTTTAATAAAGAAACAAAAATAAACGAATATAAAATAAGTCATTTAAAAGGCTTTTGGAGTTCTAATAAAGGAGTAACAATATCAAATACACAACTTGTAAAAAGTGATGGATTAATAGTAAGAATATTGATGAGTGAAAAGGGATATGTAAATCCTAAAGAATTTCAAAAAAGTGGTATAGGTTGGACACTTCAAAATGATGATTATTTAATAAAAGGTATAGTTGATGAAATAACAACCATATCTTCATTAAAAAGTAATTATGAGTGTATGAAGATAACTAATATAGCAGTTAAAGATTATGGCTCTATATCAATGCAACACTATGAAATAAGTGGTGAATAATGCATTTTAAAGTAGATGCCTCATTTTCTTTAAAACAAAAAAAACAAATAAAAGAAGAATTAGGTATTAATCCAGGTGGAGTGGTACAAAGAGTAATTGATAGGTCAACGATACATTATTTAAGATTATTTATGCCTATGGATAGTGGAATGATGATGGCTAATACTAGAAGTCCTAAACCAGGATTAGTTACAGTAGAAACTCCTTATGCTCATTATATGAACGAGGGGATTTTATATGTAGACCCTAAATATGATATAGGTGCATTTCATGATCCGGTTAGTGGTAGATATTGGAGCAGACCTAATGTTAAGAAAGTTCCAAGTACTAGAAAATTACAATATCATGGTGGAGCAAATAGAGGTGCACATTTCGTAGAAAGAACATTAACAGAAAAGTTCGATGATATTCTTAACGAAGCAAGAAAAGAGGTTAGAAAATGATAGAGCAAGTAAGAGATTATATAGCAACTTGTCCTCATTTAAAAGAATTTGCAGAATTAAATGTAGATTATTTAGTGGATAAAATAGAAACTTATTCAGTAAATGAAGGTACAAGCTATAATCCAATTTTAAATAAAGATATATTAGGTAATGAAGAATGTCAATTTCAATTTACATTCGATGCTAAATTATATTGGAATAGTGAAATTGCAAATAATATAGATAATTCTAAATTTTTTGAGAATTTTAGAGATTGGTTAAAAGAAAATAACAATAAAGAAATATTTCCATCTATAGATGGAGTAACGATACAATCTATTGGTGCTATAACTAATGGATATTTATATGCAACAAATGCTGATGAAGCTATTTATAGAATTAGTTGTGTAATGAATTATTGGAGGGCAAAATGAAGCAAATTATATTTAAAGTAAATTGTAATCTAAAAAATAAAGAATATAAAAAAGGAGATATCTATAAACCTAAAAAGGAAGATATGTCACTTATTAATAGATTAAATGAAAAAGGCTTTATTGAACCTTTAAATCAAAAAGAACTGTTAGAAATTGCTAATAGTTTTTATTTAAAGAAAAAAAATAAGGAGGAAAGTTTAGATGAATAATTATAAGAAAGTAACTAGAGATCAAATCGCCTCTTACTTAAATGTTATGCCAAGTGCTGAAACACCAGACTGGGCGATAATTGGTGTTGGTATTACAGATTTTGGACAAGCATTAAATCCACAAGTAGAAACAGAAAAATGGATTATAGATAAATCTGCTAGAAGTTCTTTAGAAAGTTATCAAGTACAAGGAGATGTATCACAAAAATGTTATTTTGGTGATCCAATTTATGATTTTGTAAACAACTTAAGAAGAACAAGAGCTATTGGTGATAAAGTAGAAACACAAATTTTGGATATCGATTTGTACGATTCTACTGGTGAAGATACTGCTAAAAAATATAAAGCAACAAAAAATGACTGTATGATAGCTGTAACAAGTTATGGTACTGGAGAAAACCCAGTAATTGAATACTCAATTTATTATAATGGTGACCCAGAAATAGGTACAGTAAGTATCGCAGACAAAAAGCCAACATTTACAGTTGATGCTGAATAATTAATGGCTAGGGGTAAAACTCTAGCCATTTTTTTATATATGAAAGAGAGATATTATGGAAAAATTAAGAATTAAAAATAAAGATTTGTATAAAATCGAAGTTAACGATAATGGAGAATATATACAATTTGATTTAAATGATATAGGTTTAAAAATTAAATTGCATGAAGCATTAGACAAGATAGAAAATATAAGTAAAGAAGTTCAAGAAAAAATGAAAACAGTAAAAACAAAGAAAGAAATGGCTTATTTAGAACAAGAAATGTTTGGAAAAATGAGAAAAGCTATGGATACTTTTTTAGGAGAAAATGCATGTCAAAAAATATTTGGAAATAGAAATTATTATGAAATGTTTGATGATTTAATAAGAGAGTTCTCTAGAAAAAGGTCTGAATTAAAAGGAAAATCACACTTTGATATGCTTAATTTTAATGCTGAAAATATTAGAAAAAGAGTAATGAATAAATATAATAAGAAACAAAAGTATGTGATTTAATGTACCCAGAATATGCAAATATAAAAGGAAAAGAGTATAAAATTGATACAGATTTTTCAACAGCTTTAAAATGTTTTGAAATAGTCGAAGATAATACAATAACTGATTATGAAAGAGCTTTAGCTATTGTTTATTTAATATTCGATTTTATACCAACTAAAGATTTGGATTTATTTTTAGAAAAAGCAATAGCATATTTACAATGTGGAAAAACATATGAAGAACAAAATCAAAATAATAAAGACATGGATTTTATTCAAGATAAAAAATATATTAATTCAAGTTTTATGAGTGATTATCATATTGATTTGTCTAAAACAAAAATACATTTTTGGCAATTTATAGATCTGCTAGAAGGTTTAACGGAAAATAGTTCTTTAAGTAGAATAAGGGAATTAAGGAACTATGATACAAAGCAAATAAAAGATAATAAAGAAAGAAAAAAAATAGAAGATGCACAAAGGCAAGTTGCACTGAAAAACAAAAGAAGAGAGAAACTTACGGAAGAACAAGAAAAAAGTGTTAATGCTTTTTATGAGTTAACTGGTATAAAACGAAAGGAGTG